TATTCTTTAACCGCATTTACAATGAGTATAAGAGACGATAGCACAAATGTGACTGTGACATATAATATTACTGGTGCAAGTGTGTCGGGTAATTATGTTACTTATCAGAATATATTTTCACCCATTTTAGTTGAAAATCATTTTTATGATATGACGCTTTATGTAGGAACAAACATAATTTTTAAGGATCGAATATTTTGCACTGATCAAACGATTAATCAAGTTAATAATGATTATTACAAATTAAATAAAGGGCAGTTTACAACGGATGATTCTTTTAATAATGAATACATAGTAACATGAAAAGAAACAATAAAAACTTACCCAAAGGTGTGACACAACAAGCAAATATTGGTGTGATTAATTTAAGCACATATACTTCACCGGAAGTAATTGAAGTAAAAAATAAAAGTTGGGTTGATTACGGTAGGGATAATAACTATTTTGGTTTCCTTATTGATCGTTTTATGGGATCACCTACAAATAATGCAGCTATTAATGGAATAAGTTCTGCCATTTACGGTAAGGGATTAAACGCAACAAACGCAAATAGAAAACCCGATCAATATGCGCAAATGGTTTCAATGTTTGGGAAGAATGTTGTAAGAAAATTGTGTTATGATCTTAAATTAATGGGGCAATGTGCAGCACAAATAATCTATTCTAAGGATAGGAAGAAGATTGTTAAAGTTGAACATTTTCCAATTGAGACTTTAAGGGCAGAAAAGGCAAATGAAAAGGGTGATATACCTGCTTATTACTATTTTAAAGATTGGTCAAACATCAAACCATCAGATGAACCTTTGAGAATACCGGCATTTGGAATGTCAAAAGATAATATTGAAATTTTCTATATAAAGCCATACAAAGCAGGGTTCTACTATTATAGTCCAGTTGACTATGCCGGAGGGATTCAATACTGTGAGGCTGAAGAGCAAGTAAGCAACTTTCATATAAACAACATTCGAAATAGTTTTAGTCCCAATATGCTCATTAATATGAATAATGGGATTCCAAATCAAGAAGAACGGCAATTACTAGAAAGCAAAATAGCATCTAAATTTTCGGGAACAAGTAATGCAGGTAAATTTATCCTAAGTTTTAACGCGGATAAAGAATCTGCTGCTGATGTGACACCAATTCAATTAAGTGATGCACACAACACTTATCAATTCCTTTCTACTGAAGCTACACAAAAAATAATGGTATCACATCGCATTGTGTCACCTATGCTTTTAGGTATTAAAGATAATAGCGGACTGGGAAATAATGCTGAAGAAATAAAAACTGCAAGTCTTTTAATGGACAACACTGTAATCCGTCCATTTCAAGAACTTATGATTGATGCATTTGATGAAATACTAGCGTATAATAATATTGCTTTAAATCTTTATTTTGTCACCTTGCAACCGTTAGAATTTACAGAAGTTGACACAACAATACAAAGCCAAGAAGACGTTGAAGAAGAAACAGGTGTACAAATGTCTTTAAAAGCATATCCTTGGGATAAGTGCATAAAAGAACAAACCGCAAAATACGGTGCAACGGCAGCCCCTAAAATTTGTGGGTACATTAAGGAAAACATGGGAATCAGTTTAAAAGAAATTGATGGAACTGTGGCTTTTGAAACCATAGAAGAAGCTGAAAAAATGGCTGAAATTATGGGTTGTGAGGGACACCATACACACATGGAGGATGACAAAGAATGGTTTATGCCTTGTGAATCACATGATGAAGCTATTGATCTTAAAAAGCCTTGTTATGATGGGTATGAAATGATAGGAATGAAAACCAAAAACGGCAAAAAAGTTCCTAATTGTGTACCTATAAAAGCAAGTGAAGACACACCCGAATTAACAGATGAAATGGGTGATGAAATACTTGCTGAATTAGAAGGTGAAGTTATCACAAATGAGTGGGAACTAGTAGATGAAAGGGATGAAGGAGCAACTGAACCAATAGAAGAATGGGCATCAAAATTAATTAAACCCAAAAGATCATTATTTAGAAAATTAGCTGATGAAATTCAAGACACAAGAACAGATGTTTTTAGTGTTTTGGATAAAGGATTATACAAAGTAAGATATAAGTATATTAAAAAATCTAGAAAGCCAAACAAGACAGGAAACAAATCTAGAAAATTCTGTGAAAATATGATGGGATTAGCTAAGCAAGGAATCATATATAGAATTGAATCCATTGACAAGGCTAGTGATAAAGGTGTAAACAAGCAACTAGGACACAAAGGGAAGGCTTACAGCCTATTTAAATTTAAAGGTGGCATCTATTGTAGACACGCTTGGAAAGAGCAGTTATACAGGCTTAAAAAAGGCACAGAAAAAAGCGATAAATTAAAGGATTACAACAAAGTAAAAAGCGTTCCAAAAAGCTATAAGCCAAAACCCAAAGGATGGAAAGACGCAGCAATAGCACCGGTAAATATGCCAAATGAAGGAGCATATCCAACTAAAAAGAAATAGAAAATGGCAACAGTATTATTCATAAATCGCACCGACTTAGTCAGAAATTCTATCTTAGATGGCAATGTTGACACAGACAAATTCATACAATTTATCAAAATCAGCCAACAGATAAACATCCAAAATTATCTAGGATCAAAGTTGTACGATAAATTCACAACTATAATAGGAAATGGAGACATAGACACTGCCCCCTTTGCTGATTATAAACTTCTATTAAACGAATACGTTCAACCAATGTTGATTTGGTTTGCCCAAGTGGATTATCTTCCATTTGCTGCTTACCAAGTAAAGAACGGTGGGGTGTTTAAACATACTTCAGAAAACGCTGAGACGGTGAGTAAAACAGAAGTGGACTATCTAGTGGAAAAAGCAAGAACACACGCTGAGTGGTACTCTAGAAGGTTTATAGATTATATGTGTTTTAATCAGTCAAAGTTTCCCGAATACACCACAAACACAAATGATGATATTTACCCCAGTTATGACGCAACTTTTAACGGATGGGTTCTGTGAATTACAAACCGAAGGAAGAAAACATTAAAAAATTAAAAAAGTTTTTATTAAAACTAAAAAAGAATGGCTAGTTTATTTAATCAACAAATATCAGCAACATATCAAGGGTTATTAAAAACCACAAGTAATGGAATTATCACATCATCACTTGCACAAATTACAGATGGAAGTGGAAATGGATCACAGTTGTATCTTTCAACTGCTAGTATTAATTTTTATAATGCTTATAGTTTCCCAAATTCAGATGGTTCAGCTAATCAAGTTTTAAAAACCAATGGATCGGGTGTTTTAACTTGGCAAAATGATAGCCTTTCAAACACATTAAACTTTTTGGGTGGAAATTCTACAACAGGTTCGGTTCTTTTAAGTACTCAAAATTTTTCAGTTTTAGGAACTGCAAACGAAATAGTAACAACCGCATCTAATCAAGCAATTACTTTATCTTTCCCAACTGCAGGGGTTACTTTACCCAATGGATCAGTAGCGACTACACAGGCTGCTAGTGATGATTCAACAAAAGTTGCCACAACTAAATATGTTACAGATGCAATAGGATCAATTTCATCGGGAGACGTAAATGTTGTGGGAACACCTACTGTTAATCAAATAGCTATTTGGACAAATGCAAATACCATAAAAGGTATGTCTGCATTAGAAATTGCAACAGATGGTAAAATTACATTGTCTCAACCTAATTCTGCCGCATTCTCAACTGTCTCTTATAACATAGGTGGAGGAAATATTGCAAATGTTACGGGACTAAACAATACGGGATTTGGTTTAGATAATTTATCTAGTTTAACTACGGGAACACAAAATGTTGCAATAGGAAAAAGTGCATTGGGAGATAATACAGAGGGACTTTCTAATGTTTCTGTTGGATATTTATCCTTAACAAGTAACACTACGGGGGGTAGTAATATTGCTATTGGCGTTCAATCACTACAAGCAAACACTTATGCAAGTAATAATGTATCTATTGGGCAAAGTGCGTTAATATTAAATGTATCGGGAGCAAATAATACTGCGATTGGATATTTATCCTTGGGAGCAAATACCGCTAATAGTAATAGTACTGCGGTAGGATATTTATCTTTAAGAAACAGTACGGGAGCAAATAATATTGCTATTGGTAAGGATTCGGGTTCTGCAATAACAACGGGTTCTAATAACGTAATAATTGGTTCTAATACGGGTAGCACAATAGAAACATCTAGCAATAATATTATCATTTCAGATGGTAGTGGGAATATTAGGCAATATATTAATAGTAGTGCGATAAGCCTTAATGTCATGTCTACGATTGATGTTGAAGGTTATGTCAAAATGGGCAGATCGGATGGGAATACGAGTAGATACAATCAAATAAAAAATAAAGTTTCTTCGACACAAGCAAGTAATTTTATAAAGTTATCTGTACATAATGGGACAGAAAATTCAACTACAGACGCTTTAACGATTTTAGGGAATGGTAATGTGGGTATTGGAGTTTCACCAACTGCAAAACTACATATAAGAGGAACATCGGCAAGCACTGATTCTACCTTACAAATAGTTGGTAATGGTGTTTCAACATTGTTATTAGGACAAAATGCAAGGGGTGGGGTTATTAGAGGACAAGGTGGTAGTAATGAGTTGGCATTTTTTGTGGGTGGAGCGGGAGACACGGCTGCTGAAATTGGAACAGAAACTATGCGCATCGCATCGGGGGGTAATTTAACGTCACTTGCACAAAGCACAACTGCTCCTTCGCTTACAATGGGTGCTGCTGCGGGGCAAATATTTAAAAACGAGGATTTAGAATTTGCTTTTGGATTAAACAATGCATCACCGTATAATGCTTGGATGCAAACAAGATTTAATGGAAATGCATCTAGAAATTTTTCAATAAATCCATTAGGGGGTAATGTGGGAATTGGAACTGATTCGCCTAGTGCTAAGTTACAAATACATACAACAACAAATGCAGGAAATGCAGAAGTTGCTGCTTTTCTAGTTAATAATTCAGATTCAATTAACACAGAAGTTAGATTAGCGTTTGCTGCTAACACAAATGATATTATTAGTACGGGTAGATATTCCTATATTTCTGCTAAAAATACTAGTGGAAGTAATGGGCAAGACTTAGTATTTGCAACAAATGCAACGGGAGCAAGTGCTACACCAAAACTCACCATCTCATCGGGGGGTAATGTTCGTATAAATAATAGTGATGCAGGGAACTATAGACTTAAAATTGCGTTTGCGGGTGACGGTGAAGAAGGTATTGGCTTACAAAGCACATATAGCGGTGCGGGCAATATGTTGCGCTTTCTTAATTCCGCGGGTTCAACTGTTGGGATAGTTTCTACAACCAACACCAGCACAAACTACGCCACCTCATCAGATTACAGATTAAAGGAAAACGTAACACCTATTACGGATGCTTTATCAAGGGTTAATAAATTAAAGCCTAGTAGGTTTAATTTTATATCTGAATCAGATAAAACGGTTGACGGCTTTTTAGCACACCAAGTACAAGACATAATACCCGAAGCCATAAGCGGAGAAAAAGATGCAGTAAAAGAAGACGGAACACCCAATTATCAAGGTATTGATCAAAGCAAGATAGTGCCTTTATTAACGGCTGCAATCCAAGAACAACAAACCATTATAGAAGATTTAAAATTAAGAATTGAAACATTAGAAGGGTAAGGGTTACCCATATTAATTAAACAAGAGTAAATATGAAACAAATAGAACCAATAGATGTTTGGCAGAATGGTACAACCAAAACTGCGGTAAAATTACAAGCACAAGGGACAAGTGTAACCTTGGGACAAGCAGCCTCTTTTTATTGGCAACTGCTAACAGAAGAAGGCTATCAAGTAGCAAATGGTAACTTAGGAATAAGTGGTGAGCAATACGATGCGTGGGGTGCTGATGATAATTACGTGTACACAATTATTGCAGAGGATTTAAATCTAGTAATTGTTGGTGATTGGGTAGATTCAGAAGATTAATTATCTTTGAAGAAAAAAAATATGAAAATTACAGATCAAGAACTAGAAACGTTACAAAAGCAAGAGAAACAAAAGAACGGACTTGCTCACGATATTGGTGCGCTAGAATCTAGAAAGCACAAATTACTTAATTTGTTAGATGAAATAATTGAAAATCAAGAAACTACTTTTGAATCAATTGAAGAAAACTATGGAAAAATTAACATCAACCTTGAAACAGGAGAATACGAAGAAATTAAGGAAGAAGAAACTAAGTAAAAACTTAAGTTACAAAGAAGGAATTTTTTCTAGTACTTCCGTTAAACTGGGAATTAATAATGAACCAACAGATGAGCATTATGATAATATGCTAGTTACTGCGGACAGGTTATTTCAGCCACTTAGGGACTGGTGTGGGCATCCTATTAAGGTAAATAGTATGTACAGATCAGCAGAATTAAACAAAGCCGTAGGAGGCTCTAAAACAAGCCAACACGCATTTGGACAGGCTTTAGATTTAGACACACTTGGAAGTAAATCAAACGCTGATTTATTTAATTGGGCATCTGAGAATCTTAATTTTGATCAGTTGATTTGGGAATTTGGAACAAATGAAGAACCAAATTGGATTCATATTTCTTTTTTAAGTGAAAAAGAGAATAGAAACCAAAAACTAAAGGCAACAAATCACAGAGGAAAAACAAGATATTCTAATGCCAATACCTAAACCAAATAAAAACGAAAAGCAGAAGGATTTTATGATTCGATGTATTCCGCAGTTAATGGGGGAGTACAAGAAAGATCAAGCTATTGCTATTTGTTATCAAAAATACAAAGACAAAAAATGACACAATTAAATGTAGATGTGGACGGAGACAAAAAACCGGATTTTCAAGTTGATTTTAAAACCCTAATTATGGCGGTTGGTATGGTGGTTTCATTAACGCTATCATACGCAATGTTAAAGACTGAAATAGAAATTGCCAAGACAATGCCAAAGCCTATTGTGTCACAAGATGATACTAGGGTTGTCAATCAGAAATTAGATTTTTTAATTCGAGAATTTGAAAAGTTTGAATTACAAACAGACAAAAGAATAGAAGATTTAGAAAAAAGAGTATTTAAAAAATAAAGTTATGTTAAAGACATTTTTAAATTTAGTAGAAACATTTGTACCTGTTGGGGGTGAAATTCTTGAAAATATTCGCGCGAAGGAAGGGGGCATTAATCGTTTTTTTGCTCCAAGATTTATCAAGCAAATGATTAGATTATTGGTGGCAGCAGCAGCCGTTTATGCATTTGTCACAGGCAAAATTTCGCTTGAGGAAGTGGAAGAAGTTGTAAAGTAAAATTTTTTCATTATTATTGCATTGCTATCAAGGCTACACTTGCACACTAAACACCAGTGCTTGGATCGAGCAAAATATTTCTCCCATTGGGGGGTAAGGGGGGCATTAACTAGATAAGAACCCCCTTAAAGGGGTTCGTTTAATATGAAAAAATTAACTAGGAGTAAATTAATCAAAAAACTAGATAATGTATTTAGCCAATACATAAGAAGAAAAGATGCCATTGATGACATAGCAAAATGTATCACATGTGGGGTGGAGCGACATTACAAAGAACTACAATGTGGACACTTCCAAAGTAGAAGCCACTATTCAACCCGGTGGGAAATACTCAATGTAGGTGTACAGTGTATTAGTTGTAACATCTTTAAACATGGGCAACAATACCTATTTAGTAAATACCTAGATAAAACCTTTGGAGAAGGCACATCAAACGAATTATTTTTAAAATCACAAATAATGGGAAAATTTACCACAAATGAAATTGAAGAAATGATTGATAAATATAAAAATTTGCTAGATCAAATGGATTGACTATATT